CCTGGTTCCTGCAGACCCGGTACGGCGCGGAGTTCTGGCAGGCGACGGCGCAGTACCGCGCCGCGCGCTACCAGGCGCGGCCGACCGTGGTCGGCGACGTCGCCTTCCCGGGGCCGGGCTTCGTCCGCGGCGGGAGGTGGTGATGCGGCTCTCCGGGGGCGAGAAGTTCGAGGCGGCGATCCGCGACATCGCGTCGAAGCTCGCCGGCGGGGCGTCGACGCTCCGGGTCGGCTTCCTGGAGGGAGCGACCTACCCGGCGCGGCCCAAGGCGGCGCTCCGGAAGGCGTACGCGAAGAAAAAGACCGCGGGAGCCATCGAGGGCAGCCCCGGGACGATCAACGTCGCCAGCGTCGCGTTCTTCCAGGAGTTCGGCACCGGGACGATCCCGCCGCGGCCGTTCTTCCGGACCATGATCCGCGAGAAGAACGCGGAGTGGGGTCCGGCGTTCGCGACCCAGCTTCGGCTCACCGACTACGACGTACCGCGTTCGATGGAGATCCTCGGCGCGGGAATCGCGGGCCAGCTCCGCGAGAGCATCATCGAGACCAACTCGCCGCCCTTGGCGGCGTCGACCGTAGCGCGTAAAGGATTCAGCAAGCCGCTGATCGACACCTCGCACATGATCAACTCGATCGACCACGCGGTCGTCGAACGATAGGAGCCGAAACGATGGTCACGAAGAACACTCTCTGGGAGACCGCGAAGGGCGAGCTGCAGTCGGACAAGTTCGACACGCTCGGAACCAAGTCGGGCGGCACCATCGGCTTCTCCGGCAACACGCCGATCCCGCCGCCCGCGGCGCAGACCCCGGTCACGCTGACCCCGCCGACCAGGGTGACGGTGACCAGCGCCTACGGCTTCCAGACCGGCGCGCAGTTCAACGCCCTGCTCAGCACGGTCAACGCCATCGTCTCGCTGCTCACGACCCGGGGCGACTGGAAGTGAGATGCGCTGGATCGCGTCGTTTCCCTGCTGGGGGGAGGAGTACGCGCGCCGCGCGGTCCGCGGCCCGCTCCGCAGCGTGGTCGAATCGATGCGCCGCGCCGGGATCGCCTCCGACGGCCTGGTCCTGATCAACACCGACGACTGGCGGCACTTCCGGGAGTTCGAGCGCGGCTGCCCCTACGAGGTCCAGTTCTGGCGCGTCCCGGCCGAGATCAAGCGCGGCAGCGACGAGCAGTACAACATCTTCGGCAACTGCCACCGCCACGCGATCGACGCGGCGCGGCCGGGCGACCGCGTCGCCTTCATGTGCGGCGACATGACGGTCTCGCTCGACGCCTTCGCGGCGGCCAAGAGGATCTTCGCCTCCGGCGAGAAGAAGCTGATCGTCGCGGCGGCGAGCGGGGTCAGCGCCGACGCGCCGCTGCGGGACTCGGCCGGGCTGCTGACCTGGTCGATGGCGAACCTGGCGCCGATGTGCCGCGACCTGTTCTGGGGCACGGGCAAGGGGCTGTTCCCGTGGTGCGTCTACTTCCAGCACCGGGGCGGGATCGACTTCCGCGGCTTCCACCTCCACCCGGCGTTCTGCGTCAAGCGCGAGGGCCTGACGTTCCGCGGCTCGACGGTCGACTACGACATCTCCTCGCAGTTCGAGGAGGCGGAGATCCACGTCGCGCGGGATCCGCGCGAGATGGCGATGGTCGCGCGCGCGGTGCCGGGGACGCGGGACAGCGGACACATCCGGATCGGCACGCTCGCGCTCGTGACCTGGGCGGTCTCGATGGGGCGGTTCGCGCTGCCGCGGCACTTCTGGCAGTTCGCCCAGCAGATCACGCTCGTCGGCGAGCCCGACCCGGACAACCAGCGGCTCGCGGACCGGACGCTGCGCTGGATCGACCGCGCGAGGCGCGGCGCCGAGCGGCGGCAGGCGCTCGAGTTCTACCGGGCGGCGAGGAGGGCGGCGTGAACCTCCACGGCGTCGTCCAGGGCAACATCACCGCGGTCAACCCGACGGTCCCGGTCGGCCTGCGCGTCAGCACCGGGCAGGAGGCGACCTCGCCGGACGGCAAGCGCGTCCCGCTGTTCGCGACGCCGGGCGAGTTCACCGGCACGATCGCGGGCGGGATCCTGACGGTCACGGCGGTCGGCGCGGGCAGGCTGCTGCGCGGCCAGGCGCTCGCCGGCGAGACGGTCGCGGCGGGGACGACGATCCTCGGGCAGATCTCCGGCAACGCCGGCGGCGTCGGGGTTTACTCGGTGAGCGGCAGCCAGGTCGTCGCCGAGGAGCTGATGACGACCTCGCTCGCGGTGCCGGCGCAGATCCAGGCGCTGACGTTCCGCGACATCACGCAGATCGAGAGCCTCAACCTCCAGGGCACGCGGCGGGCGATCTACTTCTACGGCGCGGTCGACGGGCTGGTGCGCCCGGGCGGCAAGGGCGGCGACCTCGCGACGTTCCCCGACGGGAGCGTGTGGCTGGTCGCGATCGTGCTAGAAAGCTGGCCGGACTGGTGCAAGGTCGCGGCGACGCTGCAGAACAACGGATGAGGGCAACCATGCCGAAGCTGGCACAGTTCACGGTCTCCTTCTTCACCTTCGCGATCCTGGCGCTGCTCGTCGCCTTCCTCGCGCTCGCGTCCCCGACGCGGGCCGGCGACGCGGTGGTCCGCGGCGAGCCGGTCGTGCCGCTCGGCAACTGCCAGCTTTCGGCGACGCAGCTCTCGGCCTCGGTCGGGCTCTCCGTTTGCACGCGCTCGGCGTTCACCGGCACCGGCTCGGGCACCAACCTGACGACGACGTCGGTGACCGGCGTGATCCTCAAGGGAGACACCGTTTCGGGGACCGGAGTTCCTGCCGGCACCACGATCGTGTCGCAGACCTCGGGGACCGCCGGCGGCGCCGGCGTCTACGTGACGAGCGCCGCGACGACCTCGTCCGGCGCGAGCCTGACCTCGGGCGGCATCCCGCCCGGCGCGACGATGGCGTACCTCCAGGGCGAGGTCGCCGACGTCCGCTGGCGCGACGACGGCGGCGCCCCGACGACGGCGATCGGCAACCTGATCCACGGCGGCACGATCGGGACCAACTTCCCGGGCCTGTTCTACCGCGGCACGCTCTCGCAGATCCGCTTCATCGGGGCGAGCGGGAGCCCGCTGCTCAACGTCGCCTTCTACCGATGATCCAGATCAGCCCGACCGACGGCGACGTCTTCACGGCGCTCCGCGGCTTCCTCGTCGCGGCGCTCCCCGACGGCGTCGACGTCGTCCAGGGCCAGCAGAACCGCGTCCCGGAACCGCAGGCGGGCAGCTTCGTCGTGATGTGGCCGCTCAGCCGGCCGCGGCTCGCGACCAACGCCGACGCCTTCCAGGACAACCTGTTCACCGCCTCGATCGCGGCGGGCGTCATGACCGTGACCTCGGTCGAGCAGGGCGCGGTGCTCGCGGCGAGCTCGCCGCTGTTCGGCGTCGGCCTCGACCCGGCGAGCAAGGTGATCTCGCAGACGACCGGGTCGCCGGGCGCCGCCGGGACCTACGCCGTCTCGCCGCCGCAGAACGTCGCCTCGCGGCCGATGGCGACCGGCCAGGTGCTGGCGACCCAGGAGACGGAGATCGTGATGCAGGTCGACGTCCACGCCGACGACCTCGCGACCGCGGGCAACCTCGCGGCGACCATCGCGACGCTGTTCCGCGACCCGTACGCCTCGGACTTCTTCGCCGCCAACGCGACCGCCGTCGCGCCGCTCTACGCCGACGACCCGCGCCAGAGCCCGTTCCTCGACGCGGAGCAGCAGTACGAGTCGCGCTGGACGGTCGACCTTCACCTGCAGGCGAACCAGACCGTCACCGGCGTTCCGGTCCAGTTCGCGGGCGCGCTGTCGGTCGAGCTCGTCTCGGTCGACGCCGCTTTTCCGCCGGCGTGACCTTCTCGCCGGAATCGTGTTAGGAACCGAAACGACGCTACGGAGGGGTTAGAGATGTCCACGATTCCCGCCTCGGAACTCGTACAAGTCACGCCCAGCGTCATCGGGGCCGGCGGCACCGCGGTCGACGTCATCGGCCTGCTCCTGACCTCCAGCACGCGGCCGCCGGTCGGCTCGATCCTGACGTTCTCCTCCGCCGCCGACGTCTCGACCTACTTCGGGGCCGCCTCGCTCGAGGCCGCGCTCGGCGCGGTCTACTTCGCGGGCTTCAACGGCAAGAACAAGATCCCGGCCTCGATCCTGTTCGCGCAGTACAACGCCGCCGCCGTGTCGGCCTACCTCCGCGGCGCGGCCTACGGCCTTACGCTCGTCCAGCTCCAGGCGGTCAGCGGCACGCTCGCCGTCGTCGTCGACGGCTTCTCCTTCAGCGCCGGCGCGCTCAACCTCTCGGCGGCGACGAGCCCGTCGTCGGCCGCGGCCATCATCCAGACCGCGCTCAACGGCGGCGCTCCCGCGGGGGCGTCGTTCACCGGCGTGATCTCGACGACCACGCTGACGACCTCCGCCGTGACCGGCACCATCGCGGCCGGCCAGACCGTCGCGGGCGTCGGCGTCGCGGCGGGGACGGTGATCCAGTCGCAGATCGGCGGCACGCCGGGCGGCGCGGGCACCTACGCCGTCAACAACTCGCAGAGCGTCGGCAGCGAGGCGATGACCTCGGCGGCGACGCCGGTCGTCGTGAGCTACGACTCGGTCTCCGCGGCGTTCGTCGTCACCTCGGGGATCACCGGGGCGGTCTCGACCATCGCGTTCGCGACCGGGACGACCGCGGCGACGCTCAAGCTGACCTCGGCGACCGGGGCCGTGACCTCGCAGGGCGCGGCGGCGGCGACGCCGGCGGCGTTCATGAACGCGATCATCGCGCAGACGACGAACTTCGTGACGTTCATGACGACGTTCGACCCTGACCCGAGCGGCAACACCAACAAGCAGGCGTTCGCCGCCTGGAAGAACACCGCGCTCGGCGGCAACCGCTTCGCCTACGTCTGCTGGGACCTCGACGCCTCGCCGACGACCTCGGTGCCCGCGGCGGCGAGCCTCGGCCAGATCCTCCTGGCGAACTCCGACTCGGGGACCTGCCTGCTCGACGGCGACGCGGCCTCGGGCTGGAACGCGACGGCGGGGGCGACGCTCGCGGCGTTCGTCTGCGGCGCGGCCGGCTCGATCGACTTCGAGCAGAACAACGGGCGCATCACGTTCGCCTACAAGGCGCAGGACGGACTCGCCGCGACGGTGACGACGCAGACCGTCGCCGACAACCTCGGCGGCAACCCGCAGACCTCGAGCCGCGGCAACGGCTACAACTTCTACGGCGTGTACGCGACGGCGTTGATCTGGCTCCAGCGCGGCTTCGTCACCGGCGCCTACCTCTGGCTGGACAGCTACATCAACCAGGTCTGGCTCAACAGCTCGTTCAAGGCGGCGATGCTGAACCTGCTGCAGAACTCCAAGTCGGTGCCCTACAGCACGGCGGGCTACGCGCTGATCGAGAACTCGCTCGCGGCGACGATCCAGGCGGGCCTCAACTTCGGCGCGTTCGGGCCGGGCTCGATCTCGGCGACGCAGATCGCGGAGGTCAACGCGCAGGCCGGGAGCGACGTCTCGGGCCCGCTGCAGACCCAAGGCTGGTATCTCCAGGTGCTCGACGCGAGCTCCAGCGCGCGCGCGGCGCGGACCACGCCGCCGGCGACGTTCTGGTACCTCGACCGCGGCTCGGTGCAGTCGATCAACCTCGCCAGCGTGGCGGTCCAATAGGGGAGCAACATGGCCTCGATCACTTCCGCCAACGCCGTCGTAACGCTGTCGGTGCCGCCGCTGTTCGTCGTGCCGCAGCAGCTCCAGGGCTTCGCGGCCGACGACGTCTTCGACGTCCCGGAGATCAAGTCGGTCGAGACCCTGATGGGCGTCGACGGCAAGCTCTCGGGCGGCTTCGTCTACGTCGCGATCCCGCAGCAGATCACGCTGCAGGCCGACTCGCTGTCGAACGACTTCTTCGACACGTGGTGGACGCAGATGCAGGCGGCGAAGGACGTCTACGTCGCGCTCGGCATGGTGACGCTGCGCTCGATCGGGACCAAGTTCGTGATGACCAACGGCTTCCTCACCGGCTACAAGCCGACGCCCGGCGCGAAGAAGATCCTGCAGCCGCGGCGCTTCGAGATCACATGGGAATCGATCGTCCCCTCGCCGACGTGAATTGCCGTTGGTGCGGGCTGACCCACGGGCCGCGCTGCCCGATGGTGAAGGCGCTCGACTTCGCGGACGACGGCGCGACCGTGCTGCGGGTCGAGTTCTTCTCGCCGCGCGACTTCAACGCGGAGCCGATCGCGCCGCCGGAGTATCCGAAGAAAACCGCGGGGTGAGGCATGCGAAGGTCCGAGGTCGTCAAGGTGCCCGCGGAGTGGGGCAGGCGCGACGCCGGCAAGATGTTCATGATCACCGAGAAGCCGGCGACCGCCGCGGAGAAGTGGGCGTGGCGGCTCTTCATCGCGGTCAAGGGCACGACCGCGCAGATCCCGCCGGAGCTGGAGCAGCTCGGCATGGTCGGCGTCGCGATCCGCGGCATCAACTCGTTCCTCGCCGCCGACGTCGACTTCGCCAAGATCGAGCCGCTGCTCGACGAGATGATGGAGTGCGTGAAGGTCGTGCGCGACCCGGCGCACCCGGAGCTCGCGACCGACCTCACGAGGCTGGACGACGTCGAGGAGGCGCAGACCGTGACCTGGCTCCGCAACGAGGTCTTGAGGGTCCACACAAATTTTTCCTTCGCCGAGCAACTGTCCCGGTTGATCTCGGCGATCACGACGACGGGAAGCTCCTCGGCTACGTGAACGTGCCGCCGAGCGTCGGCGCCGCGATCTCGGCCGACAAGTCGCTGGCGCTGCCGCTGTCCCAGGCGATGGGGCTGGAGGACCTGTACGACGTGCTGGAGGTGCTCCAGGTCGACGCGCACAACAGGCGCGTGATCGCGCGCCGCGAGGAGGAGTAGGATGACGACGGTCGTCGACACCTTGGTCCTGGAGCTCGGCCTCGACCCCTCGAAGTTCACCGAGGGGCAGCGCGAGGCGCTCGCCGCCTTCAAGAAGACCCAGGAGGAGGTCGAGAAGGGCGGCAAGAACGTCGACGCGCAGAGCTCGAAGATCGAGAACTTCTTCGGCACGCTGAAGCGCCAGGCGCTCGGGCTCACCGCGGCGTTCATGGGCGGCCGCGGGATCCAGCAGTTCGCGGAGTACGTGACGCACATCGACGCCAACGTCGGGCGGCTCGCGTACACGACGCAGCAGTCGACCCGGGAGATCTCGGCCTGGCAGGGCGTGGCGCGGCAGTTCGGCGGCACCGCCGAGACCGTCTCCGGCTCGATGCAGGGCCTGACCGACCAGGTCAGCCAATTCCTTTTGACCGGGCAGACCGGCGGCTTCCTCCAGGTCTTCAACGCGCTCGGCGTCAGCCTCTACGACTCGAACCGGCAACTGAAGACCGCGGGGCAACTGTTCCTCGACCTCAACGACGCGATCCAAGGCATGAACCCGAGTCGGGCGCGGTCGCTGCTGCTCGCGGCCGGCGCAGACCCGGCGACCGTCAACATGCTGCTGACCAACTCCAAGACGCTGAAGGACATGCTGGAGACGCAGCGCCAGATCGGCGGAACCACCGACCAGTCGGCGGAGGCGGCGGGCAAGCTGCAGGCGGCGTGGCAGCGCATCTACACGCGCGTCGAGGAGTTCGGCCGCAAGTTCCTGCCGATGATGCTGGTGTTCTCCGGCCTGGCCGAGTTCGCGATGGACTGGCTCGCCAACAAGATAAGCGGGCGGCCGATGACGCCGCCGCCGAGCGGGGCCGGCGTCCCCGGCGGCGTGTCCAGCAGCGGCGCCATGAACAACGCCCAGATCGAGGCCGCCATCCGGTCCGAGGCGCGCGCGCGCGGAATCGATCCCGACATCGCCGTGAGGGTTTGGCAGTCGGAGGGCAAGGGCGGCTACGTCGGCGACCGCGGCTCGTCGTTCGGCCCGTTCCAGCTCCACTACGGCGGCGTCGCCTCCGGCGGCATGGCGGCGAAAGGGCTCGGCGACAAGTTCACGGCGACGACCGGGCTCGACGCCCGCGACCCCTCGACGACGCTGGCGCAGATCCGCTTCTCGCTCGACGAGGCGGCCCGCGGCGGCTGGGGGCCGTGGCACGGCTGGACCGGCCTGCCGCGCGCCGGGCTCGCCGGGGCGCACCCGATGGGCGGCGACACCAACACGAGCCACAGCACGACCAACGTCAACATCGGCAAGGTCGAGGTCGTCACGCAGGCGACCGACGGCGACCGCGCCGCGCGCGACTTCGCCTCGACCCTGGAGCGGATGAAGTTCGGGGCGTCGGCGAACTATGGGCAGCGATGACATGGACGCGATTCTCTTGCTAATGATCTGCGGGACCGTCGCGATCATCGTGTTCTGCCTGGTCGCGCTCCTCTCGGGGTGGTGAGATGCCGAACGTGCCGAACGTGCCGGGGGTGCCGACGCTGACCTCGTACTCGGCGGCGCCGATCCTCCTGGCGCTGAGCGACGCGGCGTTCGTCGCGCTGTCGTTCCTCGCGCCGCGCTGGGGCATCTTCCTCGACGGCGTCCCGGCGCTGCCGATGGCGAAGTCGGTCGCGAGCTTCGAGTACAAGCAGGACTGGACGATCTCGGACTACCCGGTCGAGGAGGGCGGCTTCCAGAGCTACGACAAGGTGCAGCTCCCGTTCGAGTGCCGGGTCCGGATCACGTCGAGCGGGTCGAGCGGCGACCGCGCCGCGCTGCTCGCCGCCCTCGACCAGATCGCGAACTCGCTCGACCTCTACGACGTCGTCACGCCGGAGCGGGTCTACACCTCGGTCAACGTCCACCACATGGACTACCGGCGAACCGCGACGAACGGCGTCGGCCTCCTGGTGGTCGACCTCTGGCTCGTCGAGGTCCGCGTCACGGCGACGGCGACCTTCACCAACACGCAGCAGCCCGGCGACTCGGGCCAGCAGGGCGTCGGCAACGTCCAGCCGCAGGCGCCGTCTGGCGGCTTCGACGAGGCCGGGTTCGTCGGCGGGGTGCAGTGATGCAGATCGTCCCGCTCCAGCCGATCGCGAACCAGAGCGTGCAGGTCCAGCTCGGCGACCAGGCCTGCACGCTCGGGATCCAGCAGCTCGCCTACGGGCTGTTCATGACCGTCACGGTCGGCGGCGCGCTGATCATCGCCGGCGTGATCTGCGAGAACCGCAACCGGATCGTCCGCTCGGCCTACCTCGGATTCTCCGGCGACCTCGCGTTCGAGGACACGCAGGGCGCCGCCGACCCGGTCTACACGGGCCTCGGGACGCGCTTCCTGCTGGCGTGGCTCGAGCCCGCCGACCTCGCGGGGTGACATGGTCACCAAGATCACCGTCAACCCGCTGCCGAAGAACGCGCTGCCCACGACGCCGGCGCCGCAGGCGTCGTTCGTCCGCCGGCTCCTGGAGGTTTCGGTCAAGCTCGGCGGCGGCGGGAAGACCAACACGCCGTCGACGTTCTCGGAGAGCGGCACCGACACGGTGACGCTGTCGGGGCTGCGGACCTCGGCGCGGATCCAGAACTCGGGGGCGCCGTCGGGGGCGAGCGCGACGATCCAGGTCTGGGGCATGAGCCCGAGCCTGATGAACCAGCTCGCGACGCTCGGGATGGTCTACAACATCGTCGAGAAGAACGAGCTGACGCTGCTCGCCGGCGACGCGACCGCGGGCATGAGCCCGGTGTTCTCCGGGACGGTGGTCGCGGCCTACACGCAGTTCGACCAGGCCCCGGACGTCGCCTGCCGGTTCGACTGCAACTCCGGGCTCGGCGCCTCGACCGCGCCGGCCGCGGCGACGAGCTACGCCGGCTCGACCGACGTCGCGACCATCATGTCGAGCTTCGCGAAGCAGATGAACGTCGGGTTCGAGAACAACGGCGTCAACGTCAAGCTGTCGGCCCCCTACTTCTGGGGCAACGTCCGCGAGCAGGTCCGCGACGCCGCCGAGGCCGCCAACGTCAACGCCGAGGTGATCGAAGGCAAGCTCTGCATCTGGCCGAAGGGCGGCAACCGCAACACGACGACGGTGCCGGAGATCGGCGCGGCGACCGGGATGATCGGCTACCCGGCCTACACGCAGAACGGCATGATCGTGAAGACGATCTTCTCCCCGAAGATCTCGTTCGGCGGGCTCGTCCACGTCACCTCGACGCTGTTCTCGGCGGCGGCGCAGTCGAAGTCGGCGAACGCCTCCCAGGTGCTGCCGCAGGACGGCAACTGGGCGATCTACAAGATCGACCACGCGCTCGACGCCTTCATGCCGGGCGGCCAGTGGATGAGCACGGTCTACGGCTACAACCCGAAGTACCCGAGGCCGACGGTGCCCGGCCCGGTGCTGTCGTGAGCAACGACGCCTTCGGCTACGGCCAGCAGGGTCCGGGCGACGCCGCGGACGACTTCAACATCACCACGTTCCTCGTCCGGCAGATGATGCTGCGGATGCGGACGATGGTCCCGGTCGTGGTCAAGGCCGTGACCGGGGGAGGAGCGGCGGCGGCCCCGCCGACGGTCGACGTCCAGCCGCTGGTCAACCAGGTCGACGGCAACGGCAACCCGCAGCCGCACGGCACGGTCCACGGGATCCCGGTGCTCCGGATCCAGGGCGGCGACTCGGCGATCGTGATCGACCCGAAGGTCGACGACGTCGGCTACGTCGCGGTGTCGGACCGCGACATGTCCACGATCAAGAAGACCAAGAAGCCGTCGAACCCCGGCTCGTGGCGGAGCTACGACCTCGCCGACGGCGTCTACGTCGGCGGCCTGTTCGGGGCGGCGCCGACGCAGTACGCGCTGTTCGACGACAGCGGCATGAAGTTCCTGGACCGCAACGGCAACACGATCCTCGGGTCGTCGTCCGGGCTGGACGTCACGCCGAAGACGGGCCAGCCCGTGACGATCCACGGCGACGAGGTGGTCACCGGCAACCTGACCGTCGACGGCACCGGGCACATCGTCGGCAACGTGACGCTAGACGGCGCGCTCGGCGTGACCGGGAAGGCCACGGTCGGCTCGTTCGAGATCGGCACCGGAGCGACGATCACGCGCATCCTGACCGGGACCAAGACTACCAACTTCGGCGGCGCCATCACCACCGGGACCAACACGACCACGACTCTGACGGTGACCGGGGCCAGGGCCGGCGACTACGTCGCGGTCGGCCTCAACGGAGGTCCCGGCAACGGGCTCATGACGCTTTACGCCTGGGTGTCATCGAACGACACGGTCACGCTCGGGCTCGGCAACCCATACTTCGGGGCGTCATCGCTCCCGGTCAGCACCTCAACGTACAATGTGATAGTCATCGGGACGACGTGAGGGTGTGATGGCAGAAACGATTCTCCTCGACACCGTGACATGGGACCTGGTCCTCGACGCGAACGGCAACATCGCGCACGCGAAGGAGCCGTACTCGCTGGCGCAGGACGCCGCCTCGGCGATCAAGACGTTCGCCGGCGAGTGCTACTGGGACACGACGGTCGGCGTCCCCTACATGACGCAGATCCTCGCGCAGTCGAACCCGCTGGCGCTGATCAAGCAGCTCTTCGAGGACGCGGCGCTGACGGTCCCGGGGGTCGGCGCGGCGACGTGCTTCATCGAATCGGTCAACGACCGCGGCATCTCCGGGCAGATCCAGGTCCGGGCGGTGGCGAACATGCAAACCTCGACCGCGCAGTTCCAGACCATCAACCCGCAGACGGGAGCCTGAGATGGCGAACATTCCCGGCACCAACGTCCCGGCCGTCACGTGGGGAACGAACGGCTTCCAGATGCCGCCCGGGCCGGACGTCCTCGCCGGCGTCCAGGCCGACATCAGCGCGGCGTTCGGCGCGACGCTGAACTACTCGCTCAACACGCCGCAGGGCCAGATCGCATCGAGCGAGGCGGCGCTGATCAACAACTTCAACTCGACCTTCGTCTACTACACGAACCAGGTCGACCCGGCCTACGCCAGCGGGCGGATGCAGGACGCCATCGGCCGCATCTACTTCCTGGAGCGGCTCGGCGCGACCTCGACCGCGCTGCAGGTCGCCTGCGTCGGAACGGTCGGCCTCGCGATCCCCGGCGGCGCGACGGTCCAGGACGCCTCCGGCAACGTCTACGCGGCGACCGTCGGCGGGACGATCCCGGCGGCCGGCACGGTCACGCTGCAGTTCAACAACCTCGTCGCCGGGCCGACCTCGGTGCCCGGCACGGTCTCGATCTACCAGACGATCCCCGGGTGGGACACGGCGACCGTGGTCTCCGGAACGATCGGCAGCGACGCCGAGAGCCGGTCGTCGTTCGAGGAGCGCCGCCAGCAGTCGGTGGCGCAGAACTCGGTCGGGATGCTGTCGTCGATCCTCGGCTCGGTGCTCAACGTCGCCGGCGTCACCGACGCCTACGCGATCGAGAACGTCAGCGGCTCGCCGGTCACGATCTTCGGGCAGACCCTCGTCGCGCACTCGATCTACGTCGCGGCGCTCGGCGGCACCGACCTCGACGTCGCGACGGCGATCTGGCGAAAGAAGGCGCCGGGCTGCGACTACAACGGCAACACGACGGTGGTCGTGACCGACAGCAACTCCGGCTACAACCCGCCGCTGCCGACCTACTCGGTGAAGTTCACGCGGCCGCCGCAGCTCCGGGTGCTGTTCGCGGTGAACATCCTCAACAGCTCGCTGGTGCCGGCCGACGCGGTGACGCAGATCCAGAACGCGATCTCGTCCGCCTTCGTCGGCGGCGACGGCGGCCAGCGGGCGCGGATCGGGTCGAAGATCCTGGCGAGCCGGTTCTACGCGCCGGTCATCGCGCTCGGCTCCTGGGCGGAGATCATCTCGATCCTGCTCGGCTCGGCCAACACCGCGGCGGCCTCGTTCACGGGCGCGATCGCCGGGACGACGCTCACGGTCAGCGGCGTGACCGGGGTCGTGGCGATCGGGCAGACCGTGATCGACGCGACCGGCAACGTGCTGCCGGGGACGGTGATCCTGAGCGGCTCCGGCACGACCTGGACGGTCAGCATCTCGCAGACCGTCGGCTCCGAGGCGATGCAGGGCGCGGTCGCGACCGCGACCTCGGTGCAGGTCCAGATCAACCAGGCGCCGGTCGTCGACGCCGTCGACATCCAGGTGACGCTGACGTGAGCGGCCCCCCGTACCCGCACCCGAGCCCGGCGCCGGGCAGCAACGCGATCGGCTCGTTCGTCATCGGCGTCTCGCCGATCGGGACGATCAACCCGTTCGACGTCTGGACGACGGTCATCAGCCAGTACGCCAACTCGCCGATCCTGGATCAGCTCGTCGTCAACCTCGCGGCGTACTTCGACCAGACCAAGAACTTCGACGACTTCTATGACAACATCTGGAACATCGACACGGCGGTCGGCCACGGCCTCGACGTGCTCGGGCGCATCCTCGGCGTGAGCCGGACGCTGACCGTCGTCTCGACGCCGTTCTTCGGCTTCGAGCAGCAGGTCCCGACGGTCGACACGTGGGGGCCGCAGGGCCTCGGCACGTTCTTCTCGGGGACGTCGGCGACCTCGAACTTCAACCTGACCGACCAGGCGTACCGGACGCTGCTGTTCGCGAAGGCGTTCGCCAACGTCATCGACGGCTCGATCCCGTCGATCAACCAGCTCCTGCTGAACCTGTTTCCGAACCGGGGAAACGCTTACGTGATAGACAGCGGGGGGATGGCGCTGATCTATCGATTCGTGTTCATCCTGTCGCCGGTCGAGGCCGCGATCATCACGCAGAGCGGGGTGATCCCGAAGCCGGTCGGCGTGTTCTCGACCGTCGTGCAGTCGTGAGGGGAAAGCGATGAAGGCGTCGGACATCCCGTCGAAATTCCAGGTCCCGTTCGGCAACAGCGCGCTCGGCGCGGACATCCGCGCGATCCCGCTGACCACGGCGGACCCGAACGCGGCGTCGCTGCAGGCGGGCTTCCCGCCGCCGACGTTCACGCCGGTCGGCGCCGGAGGGGCCGCGCCCGACGGCCGCGACTTCAACGGCCTGTTCAACCAGTCGACCGCCTGGGACCGCTGGTTTTCGGCCGGCGGCCCGGTCGCGTGGGACTCAGGCTTCTCGGCCGCGATCGGCGGCTACCCGCTCGGCGCGATCGTGCGCTCGCTGACGATCCCGGCGAGCTCGTGGATCTCGACCGCCGACGACAACGTGACCAACCCCGACGCCGGCGGCGCGGGCTGGAGCGCCTACGGCCCCTCGACGGGGGACGTGAGGCTGACGCTGAAGGCCGCCGCCGACTACGGCTGGCTGATGCTCAACGACGGCACGGTCGGCAACGCCGGGAGCGGGGCGGGCTACGCCAACGCCAACGCGTCGGCGCTGTTCAACCTGCTGTGGGGGCTCAACGCGACCTACGTCCTGATCTTCACCAGCGGCGGCGGGGCCTCGACCCGCGGCGGCTCCGCGGCGGCGGACTTCTCGGCCCTGAAGCGGATCTCCCTGCCGATCCAGCTCGGGCGGGCGTTCGCCGCCGCCGGGGCCGGCTCCGGGCTGACCAGCCGCGTCGCGGCGCAGTTCCTCGGCGAGGAGGCGCACCAACTGACCATCCCCGAGCTCGCCGCGCACACCCACCCGTCGCTCGCCATCATCACCCTGAACTTCGGCACCCCGAGCACGCCGGTCAACCTCGCGACCACGGGCACCACCGGCTCGACCGGCAACGACCAGCCGCACAACAACATGCAGCCGTCGACGTTCTGGAACGCGATGATCAAACTGTGAGGACGACCATGAAGCGGATCCTCCTGGCGCTCGCGACCCTCCTGTGGGCGGGGCTTCCCGCCGCCGCGCAGGTCACGTGCCCGACCTTCACCTTCGGCCTCGTCCTGACGGCGGGCCAGTGGCAGGCGTGCTTCGACGCCAAGCAGAACGCACTCGGCTACACGCCGGTCAACAAGGCCGGCGACGTCATGGTCGGCCGCCTGGTGACGACGGCCTCGACGACGCTCGCGGCGGGCTTCAACATCCCGCACGGCGCGGCGCCGTCCGCGCCGGTCAACGGCGACCTCTGGACGACGACGACCGGGCTCTACGTCCAGATCAACGGCGTGACGGTCGGCCCGCTCTCCACCACCGCCGCGCCGACGTTCACGCCGACGGTCACGATCAGCGGGGCGCTCGCCGACCAGCAGAGCGCGCTGGTGATCACGTCGACGTTGCCGGCGGTTCCGACCAACCAGCAGAACGGCGTCAACTTCACCATCACGAGCGCCGGAACGGCGGCGCAGACCCAACGCGGAATGCTCATAACGCTGGCCGCCGGCTACACCGGATCGACCAACTCGCAGGGGCTCGGCGTTTTGAACTCCGTGGCCGGAACGGCTTCGACGCTGATCCCCGCCGCCGGGAGCGTCAACGCGCTCGGCAACATGGGCATAGTCGGCAACACCGGCAGCACGACGACCGGCCTCAACGTCGGCGTCGACGGCATCGCGAGCGGCGGCAACATCAACGTCGGCCTGCTCGGCCTCGCTCAAAACGCCAAGAACTCCGCGACCAACATCGGCGTGGTAGGCAGCGCGATCAACACCGGCTCGAGCCCGGTCATGGTCGGCGGCTGGTTCTCGCTGAACCAGACCACCGTGCCGACCGTGTCGGCCGGCCTGATCGCGGACAACGGGGCGCAGGCGCTTCCGGTCGCGCTGTTCCAGGTCAACGGGGTAACCAAAACACAAATCACGTCGGCAGGCGTGGTGGACATCACAGGGCCGGCAGGCAGCGGCGTGGCGGCGTTGATCGTCCGGCCTGACAACGCGACCGGCATCAACTTTGTGGTCCAGAGAAGCGCTGGCGGCGGAGGCACGGTGACCTTCGGCACGAGCAGCAACCACAACCTCACGTTCATGACGAACGCGACCGAATGGATGAGCCTGAGCGCCACCGGCACGTTCCTGATCGGCACGTCCACGTCGCGCTACACGCAGTTCACGCAGAGCGCGGGCGCGGTCACCGCGTCGCAGTTTCGATACGACGACAGCGCGCTGCACATCATGCAGCAGATACAGAACAACGGCGTCTTGGCCGCGGGACAGGGCGCGACCATCAACTTCGAGTACGGGACGGGCGGCGTGGCCACGGGCACCGCCGGGCGCCTCTACTTCCCGTCCACCGACACCTGGGCCGCCGCCGGAAACCGATCCGCGCAGTTCCAGGTCGACGTGATCCAGGCCAACACCCTCACCCCGGCCCTGCAGCTCACCAGCACGGCGTTCAACACCAACGGCTACGCCCGCTTCGGCAGCTTGTCGGCCCCGACTAACACCACGGCCGGGGACGTGACGGGAATCCGGTTTTTCGGAACGTCGGTCAACTTGGTCACCATCACCCAGCCGGCCGCCGGCTCGACCCTGACGATCCTCAACGGCAAGACGTTCACGGTCAACAAGTCGATCACCCTCGACGGCACCGACTCGACGACGATGACGTTCCCGAGCGTCTCGGCGACGATCCCGCGGACCGTGGCGAGCGGCGCGAAGGCGCTCGCGACCGGCGCGATCTCGTCGGCGACCTGCACGTCGGCGCAGACCGCGAGCGCGACCGGAACGCTGACGAGCGACGCGATCGAAGCGACGTTCAGCGCCGACCCGACCGGGACGGTCGGCTACCAGGCGGCGACGACGGGCATGCTGACGATCATGGCCTACCCCACGGCTGACACGGTGAACTTCAAGGTCTGCAACAACACCGGCTCCTCGATCACGCCGGGGGCCGTGACGCTCAACTGGGCCGTGCTCCGATGACGAAACGCCTCGCCCTCGCCGCGGCTCTCGCGCTCCTGGCGGCCGCGCCGGCCGCGCCGCAGTCGGTGTCGTTTCCGGGGCCGGGCCTCGGGGCTCCGACCGCCTGCAACACCACGCTGGTGTTCCTCACGACCACCGGGGCGAACACCTGGCTCAACAACACCGGCTGCGCGACGTTCCAGATCGACTGCGTCGGCGGCGGCGCATCGGGGGCCGGCGGTCCCGCCGCCTCGAACGGTCGCCCCGGCGGCGGCGGCGGAGGCTGGACCAAGTCGACCGGCGTGACGGTACTCGGCGGCGCGACGGTCAACTACACCGTCGCCACGGGCGGCAGCGCCACGACCGGGACCACGGGCAACGTCGGCGGAGACACCTTCTTCAACGACACGGTGTTCCCGTCCGCCGGATCGAACAAATGCGGGGCCAAAGGCGGGGCGGCCAACAGCAGCGACACCGGAGGCCTCGGCGGCTCGGCGACCGCCGCGTACGGCGGCGCGGGCGGCGGCACCCTCAACCCCGGCGCGTCGTTCGCCAAAGCGGGCGGTCAGGGTGGCACTTCCAGTTCGGTCTCGAACAACCAAGGCGGCGGAGGGGGCGGCGCGGGCGGGCCGAACGGCACGGGCGGCGCGGGCGGCGGCAGCACCGTCCTGACGGCGGGCGGCGGCGGCGGCGGCAACGGCGGCGGCTCGGCAGGAGCCGGGCCGACCGCCGGGACCACGGGCGGCAACGGCGGCGACAACTCCGGAGCCACCGGGCACGGCGTCGGCACCGGCACGACCTGCGGGGCGGGCAGCAACGGCGGCGGCGGCTCGGGCGGCGGATCAAACTCTGGCGTGAACGTCGGCTGCGCCGGCGGCGGCGGCACCGAGTTCGACGGCAGCCACGGCGGCGGCGGCGGCGGCGGCGGAGCCGGCATTTTCATCAGCGGGACCGGAAGCACCAACGGCGGGCCGGGTGCCAATTACGGCGGCGCCGGCGGCGGCGGCTCAAGCCGCGGCGGCGCCGGCACGGCGACCAGCGGCGCTGGCGCCCCGGGCCTGATCGTCATCACGCCGATCTCGGCGAACGACAACTTCGAGCTGGCGAGGGCGGCCTGATGGGCGCGACCGAGGAAACCGCGAAGGCCGCCTCCGGGTTCATGGAGGCGATGAAGGGCCAGCCGCTGAGCCTCGCGCTCGTGGTGATGAACATCTGCTTGATGGGCCTGATGTGGAAGGTTTACACCAAGGCCGACGAGACCCGGCAGGCCCAGATGAAGATGATCTTCGAGGCGCAGCGCGAGGTGCAGCAACTCCTCGTCAAATGCGTCATACCACCGGAGGGAAAGTGATGGCACATCCGTACCAAGAGCTCGCGGCGGAGTACGAATCCTGGGTGGCGAACTGCCGGCCGAGGCCGGAGCGCGAGCACGAGATCGACCAGGTCGCCCGCGGGCTCTTGCGCGGGCTCCAGCACTTCGACGCGATCGCGGCGGAGACCGGCATCCCGGTCGTCGTCATGGCGACGATCTGCCACCGCGAGTACGGCGAGAACGGCGCGATGTTCAACCGCAACCCGGCGCAGGGCGATCCCCTGACGCACCCCTCGACGCACGTCCCGGCGGGGCGGCCGCCGAGCGACCACTGGCCGGTCACCTGGGAGGTCGCGGCGCTCGACGCTTTCACGGTCTGCGACCGGCTCAACGTCAACAGCGCGCCGTGGTCGCTGCCCTACGCCTGCTGGAAGTGGGAATACTACAACGGCGGCGGCAGCCGGGCGCACGGCATCCGCACGCCCTACGTCGTCGGCGGCACGAACCTCCAGCAGCGCGGCAAGTACGTCAGCGACCACAACTGGGACCCGACCGCGATGGACCAGCAGCTCGGCTGCCTGCCGATCGCCATGCGGATGATCGAGCTGGAGCCGCGGCTGGCGTTCGGCGAGGCGGTCGAGCCCGCGGCCGAGCCCGCGGAGCCGGAGGTCGCGGCGGCCCCGCCCGCGGTCGGCGCGCACCTGACCGGGGTCAAGTGGGTGCAGGCCTCGCTCAACGTGGTGGAGAACCTCGACGCGCCGCTCACGGTCGACGGCAGCTTCGGCCGGCTGACCCGCGCCGCGGTGCGGAAATTCCAGCAGGAGCACGGCATGCCGGACACCGGCTACGTCGACGAGGCGTTCTGCGCGGCGATGGACGCCGCCCTTGCCGCGAATCGGCCGGCCACGTAGGAGGGGAAAATGGCCGAAGAAACATCACCCCCGACGAGCGTCCCGACGGTGAAGCCGTCGAGGCCGATCTGGCTCCCGGACACGCAGGGCTTCCTCGCGATGGCGATCATCATCGTCGTCTCGTTCCTCGCGGTCATGCTGCTTTTCAAGAGCAGCGCGATGGACGACAAGGTCGCGGGCGCGTTCATGACGCTGCTCGGCGTGATGACCGGCTGCCTCAAGGACGTCTACAGCTACTTCTTCGGTTCGAGCTCGGGCTCGGCGAAGAAGGACGACGTGATCTCGGCGATCGCGGTAACGCCGACGCCGCCGCAGGAAAAGTGAAAATGTTTCACGTGAAACACTTTTGTGCCGCGCTCCTGATCGCGCTCTTGCTGCCCGGCGTCGCGCTCGCCCAGGTCAAGAGGGCGGTCTCGCCGCTCGCCGCGCCGGCGAGCAACGACGTCGGCGACGTCCTGACGCGGATCGCGGCGAAGGGCACCGCGGACATCGAGGCCGCGGACTCCCTCGCCGCGGCGATCGACCCCGACACCGGGCAGATGCGCGACGAGATCGCGCACACTTGCTTCGTCGCGATGATCAAGTTCATCGGCAAACTGCCGAAGCCGGACAGCCAGCCGCCGGGGCCCGCGGTGATCTTCGAGCGCGTCCGCCTCGCCCGCCTGACGGCGCAGGCCGGGCTCCCGACCTACCTGCGGATCGGCTGCGCGCCGCTCGTGCAGGATGAGACGCTGCTGTTCGTCCGCCTCGCGGCGATGGTCGGCGTCACGGTCGGGACCGGCGGCCTCGCGGCCCCGGCGATCCCGGGCCTCGCCGGCGGGCTGCTGCCGGCGTTGCCCGTGCTGAACCTGCTGCCGATCAGGTGAGCCGATGTCCGCGCGGCGCTCCTCCGGCAGGCCCAGGCGTCGCGACGACGGCGTCCTGACCCCCGACACCGGGGTGCGAATGTCCCTGACGCAGGTCGGCTTGTTCGGCGCGGGCATCTTCGTGGTCGCCGTCGGCTACGCCTTCATGGTCTGGAACCAGACCTCGACGAGCAAGGACGTCTCCGACATCAAGACGACCCAGGCGTCCTCGCTGATCACCCTGCAGACCGTCGCGCGGGACCAGGAGGAGAAGCGCCAGGCGCTCGCCCAGGAGTTCATCAAGAGCAACCAGAAGATCGCCGACAGCATCGGGCAGCTCACGACGCTGACGGCGGTGACGCAGGAGCGCCAGAAGGCCAGCGACGAGAAGCTCGAGCGAGTCCTCGGCCAGATCGGCACCGCCCTCCAGCCCAAGGCCCGATGAAGAATCGTGGTATTTGAACGCGCCCTCGGGGGGGTGTTCAAAAATGCCGCTCAACAATTCCTGGATGGGAATGTGGCAGATCATCGTGTCTGTCGCGTTGGCGGTGGGCATCGGCCTGATCGGCATGTTCTGGTCGCTGGCCGACCCGCGCTCCGACATCAAGGACATCAAGAACAACTACGTCACGCTGCGCGAGCACAACGACCTCGTGACGCGGATGACCGACGGCTTCCGGCGGCTCGAAGCGGAAAGCGTCGAGCAGCGAAAAGAGCTGGCGACGAAGGTCGAAACAGAGTCCCACGCGCACACCGACGACGCGACGCGGGCGGCGCTGGTCGGGCGGCTCGACGCGATGCAGCGGCAGATCGACCTGCTGATCTCGCGGTCGCTGATCCAGCCGCCGCCGAACGCGAGCGTCCCGCCGCGCTAAGGGCGCGCGCCTTGGGGTGGCAGCCTCGCCAGGACGCGCCTAAAGCCCGATCCGGTACGCCCATAGGGCCTGGAAGCCGGAAAGCGAGCGTACGGGGCTTATTTCGAGAACGGGACCCACCCGGACGCGGGCCAAACCGTTCGACCCGATCGCCTTCGCCGCCGCCGGGGTCAGGTCGATCACCCGCCCCCGGGGGAGGTGGGGACTCCGGTCGACGATCTCGACGACGACGCTCCGCCCGTTGGCGAGGTTCTCGACCCTCGCCAACGAGCCGCAGGGGAGCGAGGGATGGGCCGCCAGCATCGCGACCGGGGAAAACCGTTTCCCCGGGCACGCCACGGCGTAGTCGACGTAGGTCGAGGCGACGCCGGTCTCGGCCGCCGCCGGAGCGGCGGCCAGGAGAAGCCCCACCATGCCGCCTAACGGTACTTTCACGACTCGCCGATCACCTTCCGCGCCTCGCGGAGGATGCGGGAGACCTGGTAGCCGCGGACGGCCTCCTCCTCGACGCGGCGGCAGAAGACCGTCCCGCACCGCCTGATCTCGTCGGCGAACGCCACCGCCTCCTCGCGCGTCTGCTCGGCGCGGCGGACGTGGTCGTTGGCGATCTTGACGACGTCGTCGGCGATGACGTTGAAGCCCTGGAGGAATCCCTTGCCCGACAGGACTCCGACCTGCGGCATCGCGCGGTCCTTCTTGATCGCGGCGACGATCTCGTCGAGCAGCGCGTCGAGCTGCTTCACGCTCCCGGAGACGAGTTCGCCGTCCGGCACCGGCGCCTCGGGCTCTACGACCTTGATCTCGCGGGCGAGGTTGTCCAGGTCCACGACCGGCTCGGTCGTCGCTTTGAAGTCGTCCACAGTCATCGACATTTGGTTTTCCCTTTCCGTTTGCGAAGCAACAGCGTTCAGATTATAAAACGGCATCGAGGCTTTCCCTTGGCTTCGACTTCTTCAGTCATTCCCCCGTTTGAAGAGGCGACGGCGCCGGTCCTGCCCACCGGCGCCGTTTCTCATTTCGCCTTCCGCGCCGCGACCGGGTCGAGCAGCTCGACCGCCTGCCCGGTCCACTCCGGATGCCCGCGCTTGGCGATCTGCTTCTTGATCAGCTCGATCTCGTCGGCGGAGAGCTCCACGGGATAAACCGCCTTGAAGACCTTCTGCGCGAGCGTCCACCGCTTGAGCTGCTCGGTGGCGTCGAGGTTCTGCTCCGGCTGCAGCAGCGAGCCGAGCGCGAGCCGGCCGAGCGTCACCGGGAATTCCCGCTTGCACTTCGGCGGCGGGCCGGGGTCGAAGTCGCCGCACTCGCGCAGCGGGTCGCCGGTCGAGGGATCGACGAGCTGGGCCTGGAAGTTGATGCCCTTCGGCGCGGCCTCCTCGGCCTTCGCCGACATCGCCGGGACGAGCATCATCGGCACGACCAGCCACATCAGAATCAACGCGATCAGGTTCATTCGACTTTTCCTTCCTTCGCTTCGAGTTGTTGCAGCGTCGCCAGCACCGCCTCCATGTGCTGCATGTGCAGGTCGGCGACCCCCTGCGTCATGTTTCTTCGCGCGACTTGGTGCGGATAAACCCGGCGGCGCATCTTGAGCTCGTATTCGACCTCGGCGATCTGGGACTTGACGGATACGCTCATGTCGGAACTCCGCATTTCGGACAACCGTGCAGCCACTCGCCGGCGATCTTTCGGGTGCGCCAGCCGTCGCGCTTCGCGGCGCTCCAGACCTCGGCGAACTCCGCGCCCGGGTCGCCCTCGAAGACCTCGTCGCACGAATCGCACTCGATCAGAATTTTCCCGCCCTGCCGGTCGATCATGGTTCACCACGCCTCGTCGCTGACGTAGGTTGCTTCCTCCTCGCGCGTCGGAGCGCGGTACTGCCACTCGCCCGAGGACGCGCGCCGGCGCATGGCGACCGTGCAGGCGTCGAGCGTCCGGCCGTCGACGGCGATCTTCGGGCCGAGGATCACGACCGAGGTCCATTCGAGCGTCATGATTCAAACTCCTCCGGAGCTATCCCGGCGAAAATGGCGGTGCGAAGTTCCTGCTCGACGATGGAGCTTTGCGTGCGCTTCGCGATCTGCTCGATCTCGAACCCGCAGCCGGCGGGAATCCCGTCGAGCTTCAAACGGATCGCGCGGCGCATGCGCTCGAGGTCGTCCAGCGAATACTGACGACGTTCCATCACTTGCTCCTGTTGAAGTTGTTCCAGAGCCGGATCGCGAGCGCGAACGGGTCGAGCCCGGCCGCCTCCCAGAATTGACGCTCGCCGACGCGGTGCTGCGCCTCCGGTCCCTCGCGGTGGCAGTCGGCGCAGAGCGGGACGGCCCAGCGGTCGCTCGGCCGCTCGTTTCCGCCCGCCGGGCGCTTGCCGTGGGGCAGCGACCCCATCTTGACGTGCGCGGCCTCGGAGAGCGGCGGGCCGCCGCAGACGCAGCACGGCTGCCGCCTGACGTAGTTGAGGAACGCCGGGGACGTCTCGCGCGGCTCGCGCTGGCGGAGGGCTTCGGTCATGGCTTCCTCGGCTTGTGACCTGCGGCGTAATCATGCGCCTCCGGGTTGCCGGAGCCGATCAGCGCCGGCCAGGACGCCTGCTTGGTCTCGACCTCCGCGCCGAACCGCTCCAGCGCCTGCCGGACGACGGGCCAGCGCGCGGCGACCTCCTGCGAGAGTCCGATCATCGCGCCGGTGTGATAGCCGAGCGTGGACCGCGTCCGCTTCATCGCGACGACGCGCTGCTCCAGCGAGACGAGCGCGGCGGACGGGACGTGGTCGAGCCTCGCGCGGAGGTCGGCGGCGATCGCCTTCAGGAGGTCGAGATCGACGGCAGCGGCGCCGGTGCGACGCCAGAGCGCGATCAGGTTCTCGACCGCTTCGAGCTTCTCCTGAATGGTGAAGACGTGCAGCGTCATGCCTCGTCCCCGAACAGCAAAACGAGATGGGGGACCAGCGCGGCGCAGCTTTCCGAGACGAAAACGGTCTTCGGGCCAGCGAGAACCTTCGCGAGGTCTTCATCGGGACCCATGATCGCAGCGAGCGGATCGGAACCTAACGCCACCCCAAGGCCGGCTCGGCGTTTCAGCGCGTCGAGTACGAACCCTCCGCGTCGGATCGTGATCTCGTAGAACGAGACGTCGCCATGAGCGAGCTGGGCCTTGCCGCAGACGGCACAAGCCCCGAGCGCGACGAGCTGCTTCTCCTTGATACCCGGTAGCGCCTTCAGGTCATCCTGCATCAACGTTCTCCTTTTTCGGTGCGGGCAAAGCGCGGCGGCGCGGCGGAGCCTCGATCGCGGCCTCGCGCTCAAGATCCTCGCGGGCGAGCCCGATCATCGCCGCGATCAGGTCGAGCACGTCGCGCTTGCTCTGCTCGAACTCGTCGCGGAGCATGGAACTGAGCGCCTGGGACTTGGCGACGCGGACGTGGACGTGGCGACCGGAGACGGTGATCCGGGCGTACTCGTCGAATCGCCGCAGCGCCTTCGCGAAGACCTTGGCGTCCTTCGGCGTGTCGAAGCCGTAGTGCGTGTGGCTGCAGTAATTGCACTCGACCAAGCACCACCGGCGAAGATGGTCCGCCGTCGGGAATATCTTCGCGACGTTCTCCGGGAGGTTGTCCCAGCCGCCGGCGACGGAGGCGAAGTAGTGGTTGTGCGAGCGCATCGACCGCTGCTCGACGAGCGTCAGCGGGTACTCCTCGCCGACGGCGAACTGCCGCTCGCACAGCGGCAGGAAGCGCGGCAGCGGCACCATCGAGCCGGCGTCGGTCCAGACGAAGACGACCGGGCGAATCTTCACAGCATCCCCCGCAGCTTTGCGTAGAGCCGGTGCAGCTCGTGGTCGAAGACCTCCGCGGCGGCGGCGACCTCGGCGATCGCGGCCTCGTTGCGCTTCACGGTGAAACTGCGCGGCGGCATCCCCTCGTAGAACAGCAGGAGGTCGACCGCGTCGAGGTCGCAGACCCACTGCGTCCAGCGGACCTGCGCCAGATGCTCCGACGGGATCGAGGCGGTCGGCTCCAGCAGCGGGATCAACAGGTGCGGCGCGACGGTCTTGATCTCGAGCCCGCGCGAACGCCGCGAGAGCAGGCCGTCCGGACTGCACCCGACGAAGCGCCCGGAGGGAAGCCGCCGGCGGACGAAGCCGACGCGCTCGACGGTGATCAAGTACGATCGCTCGTAGTGCTCGCGGGCGAGCGGCTCCATGTCGTTGCCGCGCTGCATCGCCGCGGTGACGATCTTGCCCTCGGCGGGCTTGCCGGTCATCAGCTCGCCGGCGAGCTTCCGCATGTACTCGACGCGGGTCTTCGCGTCGGCGTCGCGGAGCACCATCGCGGCGCACGAGGCGGTGGGCGTTCCGAGCCGGAGCTCGTACCAATCCGGCGAGCCCTGTTCGACCTCGTCGAAGAACTCGACCTCGGGCGGCGGCTTCTTTTTCAGCGCGGCTCTAGCCACCTGCCTGCTCCTTGATCAGCCGCTTGAGCGTGGTGATCGCCCTGCCGAAGTCGACCGCCGGCAGGTCGGCGATCTTCTCGATCTTCCACGGCTTGCAGAACGCGAGGCTGCTCTTGCCGAGAGCTTCGAGCGCCTCGACGATCTCGTCCTGCTGCTTCTGCGAGATCAGCGGGACGTCGCCCTCGACGACCGTGCCATCGACGACCGTCGCGCGGTTGCCGTCGTTGTCCATGCCCTCGATCTGGATGTCGAAGATCATGCACTTGAGGAAGCGCCGCGCGTAGGTGACGCTCGACCCGGAGCCCTGCGCCAGCGTCTTCGTCCCCTCGCCCTTCGGGCCTTTGTGGTCCATGCCGACGTCCATCTCGTAGCGCCGCGTTTGGCCGTCGGCGTGCGAGACGTCGCAGACGACGAGGTAGTGCTCGGGCAGCTTCGAGGCGCCGCCGCCGTAGGAGAGCGTGAAGCCGTTGCCGCGGATGAACGGGTCGACCTGCTTGCTGATGTCCTCCAGCTTCGCCCACCACGACTTCGTGTGCTTGTTGTAGGACTTGCGCTTGATCGAGATCGCGCTGATCTGCTGCTGCGCCTTCAGCATCGAGGCGTTGAAGGCGTGGGCGGCGACGCGGTCCTGCTCCTCGCGGATCATCGCCAGAATCTCCTTGGCGATCGCGACGTCCTTGCCGTCCTTGATCTGGCGGAGCTGGTCGATCAGCGCGTTCGGCGCGGGCACCCGCTCGACCTTGGCGAGCTGTCCCTTGTTGACGGCTGGCTGCGCCACGCCGCTCCCGGTCGTCGGTCGCCGCGGCTTCGGTCCCGGTTCGGGTTGGTGACCTCCGAGCAGGTCTGGTTGCTTTTCGGCGGTGGCGGTGGCGGTCTTGCGAGCCATTTCGAATCTCCCTGTTTGAGTGGAAAAGTTTACCCTACCGGCGGGCCGATCTCCACGAGCGGCCAGTTGTTACTCCCCTTGTGAAGTCGGGCGTCGATCGAGAGCCCCTGCGTCTGCTGGGCGTTGCCGCCGCCCTCGTCGAACCCCATGACGGAGACGAGCTTGCCGTTGACGTCGATGAACCGCGCGAGCGTCGCGTTCTGCTTGCTGGAGACGTAGCCGAGGTGCGTCCCGCGCGCCCAGACCTGGACGGCGTTCGTGTCGAATTGGTTGCTCGGTTCGCGGACCAGCGTCAGCGGTTCGTTGTTCGGCAGGTCGGAGACGAGCCCTATCGTGCCGCGGTGCTTCATGCCGACGAGCGCGTAGCGCAGCGTTCTCTCCGTCATAGCGTGATCCCTCCATCGGACGACGTCTTCCAAAGGTACGGCGAGCGGCTGTTCACCGAGTCACCCCTTTTCGTTTCCAGCCGATCTCCGCGCCCTCCATCGGCTCGTCGTGGTGGGTCGAGCGGGCGAAGGCGCGGACCGCCTTCTCGACCTCGCCGTCGTTGAAGAACGGGAACAGCTTCGCGGCCGACAGCAGCCGGCGGTCGACGACGTAGGCGTAGGGCTCCTTCGCGGTGGTGAGCAGGACGCCGGCGCCCTCCTCGGTGACGCCGCGGGTCCGCACGAGGTCGGCGGGCTTCGCCAGCGTGGCGATGCGGGCGTCGGTCGCGTCCTCGGCGGAGGCTTGCGACTGGACCGCGGAGGCGGCGGCACGGGCGGCGGCCTCGTCGGCGGCTTGCGCCGCGGCCTGGGCGGCGGCCTGCTTCTCGGCGATCTTCTCGGCGTTGCGGGCGCGCTCGGCGGCGCGCTGCGCCTCCTCGGCCTCCCGGGCGAGCCGCTCGGCCGCGGCCCGCTCCCTGCGCGCCTTCTCCTCGGCCTCCCGGGCGACGCGCTGCCGCTCCAGCTCGGCCAGCCGGAGCCGCTCGCGCTCGGCGGCCTCCTTGCGGGCTTGGTGGTCGTCGATCAGCCGCTGCAGTTGGTCGATCCACCCCGGGGTCGTTCGGCGCTCCTGCTTGTCGGCGGGCTGGATGATCTTCTGCAAACCCTTGAAGAACGAGTTGATCGCGTTTTGGCGGCGGAGGTGCGGCTCGACCTCGACGACGCGGGTCTGCTCCATCCGCGCGTCGAGGTCGCGGAACCGCTTGATCAGCGCGCCGACCTGGAGCGCGGTCGCGTCGTCCTCGACCGGGTCACCGACCCGCAACGCCGCCACGCTGGCGAGGTTTTCGAGCGTGGTCTTCAGCCCGGCATATTCGTCGTTGAGCCGCTCGGTCTCGATCCGGGCGTAGTCGACGCCGGTGTTGTCGCCGATCCCGGCGCGGGGGTTCGCAAGTTCGTTCATGGTCTCTTCCTTTCAGGATGCGGCGGCGACGACGAGGAGGGCGGCGACGGCGGTCGCGAACGCCAGCGACCAGGCGACCGTCGCGTAGGTGCGCCGATCCTCCCGCTCGATCCGCGGGAGGTTGAAGCCGTGGTTATTGCTGGGTTTGGTCATTTCCGTCCGCCCCTGGTTCGGTTGCGCCGTGAGACCGTATTAGGGAAAAGTTTCCACAGAGTAAAGAGGGGTCGGCTTGTGCGGGCGCGGTTTTTGGGGGATATAGAGTCCCCATGACGATCGACCAGACGATCCGCTCGAACCTGCTCGCCATCGCGAGGGCCTACGCCAGGCGGCAGAAGCTGAGTCTAAGCACGGTCGGGCGGCAGTTTTACGGGAACCAGTCGTTCTTCGTGACGTTGCGGAAGCGGGATGGGATCTCGATAACGCCCCCGAAGCTGGACGGCCTTTTGCAAGCCTTCTCCGACCGCTGGCCGGAGGGCTTGCCGTGGCCGGAAACCGCCCCGGTGACGATGGAGCGCCGGCCGCGAAAGAACGGTGGAAAAGAATCCACCCGATCGCTCGACGCTAGTGCGCCGGCCGAGCGAATCGCCTAAAACCGCGGCGCGATGAGCGCCGCCATGACCAACCACGACGACGAGCCCCTGACCACCTTCGAGGTGCCGCTGAACGACGACGCCGTCGAGCGGCTCCTCGCGCTGGCCAAGGCGACCAAGACGCCGCCGCAGATCCTCCTCGCGTCGCTGCTCGACGAGCTGCTGCGCGACGAGGCGGAGGCCAACGGCAACGCCTCGGACGAGATCGCGTCTAAGATCAAAGGCGCGCAAGGCAAGCTGCATTAACCGGCCCACGCCGCCACGCCGGAATTAAGTGGTGGCATCATTCGGAGCTAGAACCCGATGTCTGAAAAGCGAAAAGAAGTCGAAGCGATGATCGACAAGGCGGCGAAGGCCAACTCGGCCGACGAGGCCATGAAATACGCACAAGCCGCGCTCAACTCTGCGAACGCGCTGTGCTCGTTGAAGACCGCCGAACGGCAAGACTAGGCAAAACCCCCAACCGGAGAACACTTTGATGGCGCGGACACCAGCGAAGAACGGCAAGGCGAGCGAGGCGATGGCCACGACCTTGATGCTGCCGAAGACGAAGACCCTCACGAGCCTGCTCGACACGAAGGGAACGCAGCTCAAGCGCGCGAGCAACGCGACCGGCGTCTATCGGCAGGCGGTCGGCACCGCGAAGGAGAAGGACCACCTCGACACATGGGCGTGGGCCACGGCGAGCAAGATGGCGGAGATGCAGGACGACACCCTCCACGTCCGCTACTTCCACCTGCTGCACTACCTGGAGGAGCTCGGCGTCACCAAGCGCGCGACCGCCCAGGAGGAGATGTTCTCCGCCGGCGAGACCGGGCCGAAGCTCGGCGACGAAGACGACGGCGACGAGCACTCGACCACGAAGCGGATCGGCCGCGCCGCCCGCCAGGTCGCGGAGGCCGCCGGGGCGACGCTCGCGTCGGACTGAACGTGGAGCAGGCGACCTTCCCCATCCTGCGAAGGCCGGCCCTGGTCCCGGGGCCGGTCTTTCTTTCGTTCGAGTGGACCGGCAAGCCGCCGCACAAGGCGCGGCACCGCTTCCGAATCGTGATCCCGAAGAGCGCCTGGAGCTACCCGCGGGATCCGCGCGCGCCGAGGTTCATGACCGAGGCCGGCGTCAAGCAGATCTGGGTCCAGCCCTACGGCGACCCCGACACCGAGAAGCACGAGGCGGCGATCCGGGAGTACGCCGCGCTGCTGATGCGGGGGCGCGAGCCGTCGACGCGCCCGCTGGCGCTGCTGCTCCACGTCTTCCGGCCGATCCCGGAGAGCTACTCGCGGCGGGAGCGCGAGGACGCGCTCGCCGGCGCGCTGCTGCCGACGCCGCGGCCCGACGCCGACAACTACATGAAGCTCGTGAAGGACGCGATGAACGAGGTCGTCTACCGCGACGACGCCCAGGTCGTCGACGAGCGGTGCCTCAAGGTCTACTCGGACCAGCCGGCGCTCCGGATCGAGCTGCGCGAGTTCGTCGAGCCGGAATCAACTTGAAAATTCAAGTTTTCAAGGTTGGGAATAGCGGGGACGGCGGCGGGACCGTCCGGTGGACTTAGACCGGCGACTCGGAGAAGGATGGAGAAGATTCCCCACGGGCGCAGCGCGCTCGATTCTTTTGACCGGGAGCGGCGATGACTCAACTGATCAAATATGACGCGGCGCGCAAGGCGTTGGCGGAGGCGAGGCGCGTCGACGAGGTCAAGACCATCCGGGACAAAGCCGTCGCAGTCGCGGCCTACGCCAAACAAGCCAAGGATACGCAGCTTATCGACCATGCCACCGACATCCGGCTTCGTGCGGAACGTCGTGCCGGCGAACTGTTGCTGGCGATGGAAAAGAACAAAGGGGCGCGAGGCGGGGGCAAAAAAGACGCGCCACGCGGTCGTCTTAAACAACCGCGTGATGTAACGCCAAAACTCGCCGAGATCGGCATCAGCAAATCGCAATCCGCGAACTGGCAGCGGCTCGCCAAACTCCCCGAAAAGGATTTCGAGAACAAGGTCGGCGCCGCCAAGCGGAAGGCCGTCAACGCGCTGGACGGCACGGCGAAGCGGGACCGCCAAGAGATGCGGGCCGAGGACGAGCGGCGCGTCGCCGCGCTCGCGCCCATCGCCGGCAAGTTTCGCGCGCTGGTGATCGACCCGCCGTGGGACTACGAGTGGCTGTCGGTCGCGGGACGCGCGAAGCCGGGCTACGCCACCATGAGCCACGAGCAGCTTCTCGCGCTCGACGTGGCGGCGTGGGCCGAAGAGAACAGCCACCTCTACCTCTGGACGACCAACAACTTCATGACGCGGGCGGTCGAGCTGATGGCCCGATGGGGTTTCGCGCACAAAACGGTCCTCACCTGGGTGAAGCCGAAGATTGGGCTCGGCTCGTACTTCCGCAACACGACGGAGCACGTCCTGTTCGGGGTCCGCGGCGAGCTGCGGACGCGATCGGATTCGATCCGCACGCACTTCGAGGCGCCGATGGGCGAGCACAGCGAGAAGCCGGAGAAGTTCTACGAGATCGTCCGAGCGGCCTCGCATGGCCCGTACGGCGAGTTATTCCAGCGCCAGGAACGCCCGGACTTCATCAACCTTTACCAGCCGAAGGCAGCGGCGGCATGAACGACTTCGCCCGCGACGACGCGTGGCAGCGCGGAGTTCGGGACCGCCTGCTGGCGCCGTTCTACGCCAAGCGCGCGACCGGCGGGCGATACGTCTTCATCGACAAGGGCAAGATCGCCTCGAAGCTGCAGCGGCTCTACGCGGTCGACACGATCCTGCAAGGCGGCGACGGCGAGGCGATCTGCGTCGAGGAGAAGATCGTACGCTGGCCGGCCAAGCGCGGAACGCCCTACACGGCGTTTTCATTGGAGACGAAGAGCTGCACGGTACCGGGGCGGGAGGCACCTGGATGGATGTGGTACGGCGAGGCTGACTACCTGCTCTACGCCTTCGAGACCGCCGCCGGCGGCCTCGACTGCCACCTGATCGACTTCCCCAAGCTGCAGGAGTGGTTCTGGAAGTGCGAGCGGGACTTCCCGACGTTCGGTCCGCTCGCCACGCTCAACCGATCCGCCGGCCGCGTCGTTCCTATCGAGAGCGTCAGGGCGGCCATCCCTTGCTGGCGGTTTCCGGTCGAAGAGGAGGCGTCATGCCCCGCAACATGAACCGACGCGAGAACGAGAAGCGCGCCAAGGTCCGGCGCAGCTACGCGCTGGAGCGGTTCGAGCTCCGCGGGGAGCCGGAGCTTCGCGCGAACGCCGCCTCGCCGACCGCGATGGCGGTGAAGGTCAACCCGGACGCCGCGGCGATCGAGGCGTTCCTCGCCCAGCGGCGGGGGGGACAGGGGGGGACAAAATGAGCCGATCGACCACCCCAGTTTGCGATCTGATCGAGTCCCTCCTGTCCAGGGGGACGTCCCCCGAGAAGGCCATAGACGCCGCTCGGGTTTTGGAGGTCTCAGGCACCAAGGAATGGGTCTCCGTAGAGGAGAAGCGCAAGCGGTGGCGGTTGAAGAAGGCTCGGCAACGCGCCGCGAAGAGGGGGGACAGCGGGGGGACACGAAAGCTGGACTCTATACTTACTGACTCTCCTAAGATTCAGAATCCAATTAAGAAAGACAGAAAGAAAGAGTCGCGTGTCCCCCCGTCCCCGGGGGACAGGGGGGACAACTCCGGATGGCCGGCGGACTACGAGGCGCTGTTCTGGCAGAACTTCCCGGAGCAGCGCAGATACGACAAGCCGCAGGTGATGGCGTGGTTGGCGAAGGCGCGGCGCGAGAAGTCGGTGGAGTGGGTTGTGTTGTTCGACGGCGTGCTGCGGTACGCGGCGTCGAATCCGGGCGAGTTCGCGAAGGCTCCGCTGCCGTGGCTGCGAGGGCAGCGGTGGATGGGCATTTACAGGGACGGAGGATCACGTGGGAAAACAACTGGCGCGGCGACCGATCACATCGCTGCCGCCGCGGCTCGCCGCTTTGGCGGGGGCGGTCGGCACCGTGCGGCACCCGGGGCAGCCGGTCCGGTACAACATGCCGGAGGGGATGGCGATGAGCGGGATGGAGCGCCAGGAGGCGGCGAGCCTGCTTTCGACCTTGAGCTCCGCGCTGGACCCGACGGCGTCTTTCGGCGGTGAGGACGGGCACTCGGCGAAGGGCGCGCTGCTCGCGAAGATGATCCACGGGCTCGGCGGCGCGGCGAACCAGAGCGAGACGGCGGCGACGGCGAAGATCGAGATGTACGCGGACGCGATCGAGGACCTGCCGGCGTGGGCGGTCGCGGAGGCGATCAAGCGGTGGGCGCGCGGTTCGTGCCCGCCGGAGATCTGCGAGAGTCCGAGGTTCGAGTTTCCCCCGGCGCCGGCGGTGCTGCGGCGGCTGGCGCAGAGCGACCTCGACCTGCCGCGCCGCTACGTCGAGATGCTTCGCAACCTGCTCGCGGCGCTGCCGATCGACGAGGCGATGAACCCGGAGCCGCGGCCGGCGGAGCCGGGCCTGCCGACGCTGCGGAGGATGTGATGCGCTTGATCCGCGTCTTCCCACGAAAGACCAGGGCGACCCCGGACGACGACCTCGTTCGGTTCGGTCCTCCCGGGATGTTCGACGAGGCCGACGAGGTTCACGTCTCGGTGACGTTCACCTACGACAAGCCCGTGGCCGAAGACCTCGCGGAGCAATGGCGGCACGTCGCGCCGGTCAAGATCGGCGGCGTGGCCTACGGCGACGACAGCCTGGAGTTCATCCCGGGGCGCTACATCAAGCCGGGCTACACGATCACATCGCGCGGTTGCCCGCGCCGCTGCTGGTTCTGCGCGGTCTGGAAGAAATGGCCGGAGCCGAACGTCCTCCCGATCGTGCCGGGCTGGAACGTGCTCGACGACAACCTGCTGGCTTGCCCGCGGCCGCACGTCGAGGCCGTGTTCGAGATGCTTCGCGAGCAGGACCGCCGCGTGGAGTTCACCGGCGGGCTCGAGGCCCTGTCGTTGCAGGACTACCAAGTCGACCTTCTCGCCAGCCTGAAGCCTCGACCGAATATGTTCTTCGCCTACGATCCGCAGGACGAGTTCGAGACGCTGGAGAGCGCCGCGCGCCGGCTCCTCGCCGCGGGCTTCACGAAGCAATCCCACCGGCTGCGGTCGTACTGCATGATCGGCTACCCGAAGGACACGCTCGCGGCGGCGGAGAAGCGACTGCTCCAGCTCGTCGACGTCGGCTTCACGCCGTTCGCGATGCTGTGGCGCCCGGACAACTCGGCGCAGGAGAAGCACATGCCGGGTCCAGAATGGCACGCCTTCAAGCGCCGCTGGATGCGACCGGCAATAATTCATTCGAGGGCAGCTTGATGGGCAAGACCGACGAGCTCGACAACCTGTTCGCCCCCGAGGAGGCGAAGCGCCGCCGCGACGATCGCGCGGCGATGATCGAGCGCAACGTGGAGCGCAGCGCGCGGGAGGCCGAGATCGAGGCGAAGCGCCGGCAGAGGGCGCGGGAGTTCCTGGCCGAGACCAACGAGCGGACCCGGCTCGCGGAGTACCGCAAGGCCGGGGTCGAACCGCCGCAGTACACGCGGGTCTCGCTCGGGCTGCTGCTTTCGCTCGGCTGGACGATCGAGGAGGTCGAGGGCCGGCGCGTCCTGGTCAAGCCGCCGACGCCGCCCGATCCTGGACCGCGGCGCGGCCGCGAGCATTATGAGAGGGAGCAGTCATGAATGATCTATCTGTCCGGACGCGTCGTCGAAGATCTTCCGGCCGCAGTCGGGTTCATGCTTACGCCGAACAGCGAGAAGAAATGGAAGCATTGGCCGCCGCGCAAGGGCGCGGATTCGCCGCGGAGCTGGGCCGCAGACAGCGGGCGATTCTCAGACCCGAAAAGCTATGCGGACGAGAAGTATCTCGGATGGCTTTCTACGTTCGAGCCGACGCAGTGCCTGTTCGCGACGGCCCCGGACGTGCTCGGCGACCATGCGGCGACGCTCGCGATGTCAGACCCGATCATGCCGCTAATCAGGGCGTTCGGCTTCAAGGTCGCCTTCGTGGCGCAAGACGGATTCGACACGGCGCCGTGGGACAAGTTCGACTGCCTGTTCCTGGGCGGGACCAACGCCTTCAAGCTCGGGGCCGCAGTGCCTGGAATCGTTTCGGAGGCCAGATCGCGGGGCAAGTGGGTGCACATGGGGCGGGCCAACTCCTACAAACGCCTGCGCGTGGCGGCGGCGATCGGTTGCCAATCGGCCGACGGCACGTTCCTCAGATTCGGCCCGCGCCAGAACTCCGTAAGGCTCGGCCGATGGCTGGACAAGCTCCACGCCCAGCCGCTGCTGCCGAAGGGATTCTAAGGTGAAAACGCTCGTGCTATTCTCCGGTGGCCTGGATAGCGCCGTCGTGCTCGCCTCCTGCGTCGCGGCGGGCGACGAGGTTCTCGCAGTCGGCTTCGACTACGGTCAGCCGCATGCGATCGAGCTCGACCGCGCCGCCTTCATCGCGCGCGGCATGAACGTTCCCTACGAGGAGGTCGAACTTCCCGCGATGCCGCTGGCCGACGACGTGGTGTTCGCCGGCCGCAACATGGTGATGGCGGCGGCGGCCATCTCGATCGCCCACGCCAGGGGGTTCGACCGGATCGCCCTCGGCTGCAATGCCGACGACCATCGCCGCTTCCGCGACTGCCGCCGCGACTTCTGGTCAGCCATGCGAAGGGCGGCGCGGGCCTACGACGTCGGCATCAGCGCGCCGCTCTTGCGGTCGAGTAAACGCGCGATCGTGAGGCGGGCCAAGGCCCTCGGCGTTCCCGTCGAGCAAACATGGTCATGCTACGAACCGCGGGGCGGAGAACCCTGCGGAGAATGTCTCGCCTGCAAACTGCGAAAGGCAGCCCTATGCTCTTGATCCTGCTCTACGTCGCGACCATCCCCGCGGCGAATTACATGATCGGCCACGTCGGCACGGTCTGCATCCCCAACGGCCCATGCCTGATTCCGGTTCTGCCGGGCGTCCTGGCGCCCAGCGGCGTGTTGATGATCGGGGTCGCCTTGCTGCTCCGCGACCTCGTGCAACGCCGCCTCGGCGCGGCGTGGTCGCTCGGTTGCGTCGCGGCGGGGACGGCGGCGTCGCTCCTGGTCGCGCCGCCGGCGCTCGCGGCGGCATCTGGAATCGCCTTCGCCCTGTCCGAGCTGACCGACTTCGCGGTATTCACGCCGCTCTACCGGCGGCGGCTGATCGCGGCTCTCGCTCTAAGCTGCCTAGCTGGCGCCGTCGTCGACAGCGCGTTGTTCCTATGGCTCGCGTTCGGCAGCCTAGACCACCTGGCCGGGCAGATCATCGGCAAGGTCTATGCGGTTGCGGCATTCGCGATCATCAGCCCCGCAAGATGGGGCACGGAGAAGACGCGATGACGCCGGACCAACTGAGCGACGACGACAAGCTTCTGATCCGCGGCATGAACCACCGCGGCGCGATCTGCGAAGACACAGCGGGGCGCTACCGCCCGCTCAAGAGCAACGTCGCCGCGCTCCACTTCGACGGCCAGATGCTGGTCAACATGGTTTGGCTGCTGCGCCCGGAGGTGTCGCGGACCGAATCGGAGCGGGCATGAGCGTCAGGATCATCGCCGGGGACTGCCTGGCGGAGCTTCGCAAGATGCCGCCCGAGAGCGTCCACTGCGTCGTGACGAGTCCGCCGTACTACGGCCTGCGAGACTACGGCGCGGCGGGCCAGATCGGTCTGGAGCCGGACTTCCGCGACTACGTCGCGAGGCTGGTCGAGGTCTTCCGCGAGGTCCGCCGCGCGCTGCGCTCGGACGGGACGCTGTGGCTCAACCTCGGGGACAGCTACGCGACGGGCGCCGGCGGCGTCGGTGCCAGGCCTGGCGGCGGCGCGCAGGGCGATGCCTGGGCCGGTTATCGCGGCGGGCGAAACGGATCAGAAGGGAAGCATGCCTACGGCGAAAACAACGGAGGCGTCGGGCCGATGACGCAGCCGAACCGGATGCCGCAGCGCGGGCTGAAGCCGAAGGACCTCATGGGCATCCCGTGGCGCGTGGCGTTCGCTCTGCAGGACGACGGCTGGTGGCTGCGCCAGGACATCGTGTGGGCGAAGCCGAACCCGATGCCGGAGAGCGTCACCGACCGCTGCACGAAGTCGCACGAGTACCTTTTCCTGCTTTCCAAGAGTCAAAGGTACCATTTCGACCAGGAGGCGATCCTCGAGCCGATCTCGGCGGCGACGGTCGAGCGGCTCTCGCAGCCGGCGCTGGAGGAGCAGCTCGGCTCGCTCCGCGTCCCGGGCAAGATCAACGGGCCGATGAAGGCGGTGAGCCGGAGCGGCAACGCGCAGGAGGGCGTCCGGAACAAGCGTTCGGTCTGGACCGTGACGACGATCCCGTTCTCCGAGGCGCACTTCGCGACCTTTCCGCCCGCGCTGATCGAGCCGTGCGTCAAGGCGGGGACGAGCGAGAAGGGATGCTGCGCGAGGTGCGGCTCGCCCTGGGCGCGGCTCCAGGAACGAACCGTCGGCGGCGTGAGCGTGACGGTGCCGGCGCAGGAGAGGTTCGCGCGGCGCCCCGACGGCGCTCCGCTGATGGGCGACAACGCCTTCACGCAGGACGAGACGGAGCGCGGCTCGTTCGCCGCCAAGAACGGCGTCGTCAGGAAGGCCGACGCGGGATGGGCGGCAAGCTGCGAGTGCGGCGCGGGCGTGACGCCCTGCACAGTGCTAGACCCGTTCGGCGGCGCCGGGACTACCGGCCTGGTCGCCGATCGGCTCGGCCGCGACGCGGTCCTGATCGAGATCAATCCGGAGTACGCCGACATGGCGCAACGCCGCATCGAGAAGGACGCCGGCCTGTTCGCCAGCGTGGCGGCCGAATGACCTGGACGCTGGCCTCCGGGCACGATCGCCGCGCGCTGGACGTGGTCGACGGCCTCGGCTGCTGCGCCGAGGCCGGGCCGCACTACTCGCGCCGCACGCCCGGCGCCCCGAGCTTCACCGGCGTCGGCCAGGAGATCGTGCTCGTGACCGACTGCGGCCGCGCGGTGTGGGCCGCCGTTCGCAACGAGCTGCCGGCCCCGGCCTTCACCGGATGGCGCTCCAGGCACGGCGACCTGTTCCGGGAGCTGAAGCGCCGCGAGCCAGGGCCGCCGAGCAAGCCGGGCTTCCTCTTCAGGAACATGATGTTTCGCAACCTCGGCGCCGGGCTGTCGTCGGACCTGATCCGGTCGGCGGTCGAGGAGACCTATCGGCAATGGGCGCGGAGGTACGGGACGGTCCCGCCCGAGCGGTTGCGGACCGAGGTCGAGGTTGCGAAGGTCAAGTCCGCGAATCCCGGATACTGCTACCTGATGGCGGGCTGGGAGCGCGGGCAGATCGTCCGGGGAAAACTGCACCTTTGGGCGCCGATGAGGGAGGAAAGCCGTGACCGAGAAACAGGCCGCCGGTTCGATTCCGGGGCGGAAGCGGAGGAACGGGAGGGGCCGGGCCAAAAAACGCGCCGGCGAGGCTCCGCCGCGGATGGAGCGGGTCTCGCTCCCGCTCTCGAAGATCTACCCCTGGCCTGACAATCCGCGGACCCACCCGCCGGCCCAGGTCGCGCTCCTCGCCGAGCTGATCAAGCGGTACGGCCCCGACCAGGACATCGTCGTCGACGAGGACGGCGTGATCCTCAAGGGCCACGGGCGGCTCCTCGCCGCGACGCTCGCCGGGCTGCGCGAGTTCCCGGTCACGCGCCGGACCGGCCTGTCGGAGGCCGACAAGACCGCGATGCGGATCCAGGACAACCAGGTCGCCCTGCTCTCGGGCTGGGACCGCGACCTCCTGCGCGGCCAGATCGGCGCGCTGCGGGCGGACGGCTTCGACGTGAAGCTGCTCGGCTTCGGCGACACCCAGCTCGTGCAGTTCGAGACGCTGCCGGGGCCGCCCGGCGAGTTCCCGGCGTTCGGGGAGGACATCCCGACGGCGTTCTGCTGCCCGAAGTGCGGGTACAAGTGGTCGGGCTCCGCCGCGCCGGGCAAGGCGACGGACGACGAATGACCGCGTGGTTCTGCCAACGCGACGGGCGGACGGGAGCGATCAAACGCCGGTCGCTCGACTTGCATCCGTCGTTCACGATATGCGCGCAGGGGACCGGCGACGCCTTCGCTGGCGAGTATTGGATCGAGGAAACGGGTGAGAGCATGATTCCCAAATCGCCGACCGCGCCCAGGCGCGGGGAGAAGCAGTTGTTCGACGGCGGCAAGCCGGAGTACCGCGTGCCGCTGGTCTCGGAGATCGCGGCGATGCCCTGGAACGGGATGACGGTCGCGACCACCTTCGCGGGCTGCGGCGGCTCGAGCCTCGGCTACCGGATGGCGGGCTTCCGCGTGGTCTGGGCGAACGAGTTCGTGCCGGTCGCCCAGGAGAGCTACCGGGCCAACATGGCGGCGGGGACCGTGCTGGACGGCCGCGACGTGCGCGAGATCGAGGCCGCGGAGATCCTGAAGGCCGCGAAGCTGAAGGTCGGCGAGCTGGACCTGTTCGACGGCTCGCCGCCGTGCCAGGCGTTCTCGACCGCGGGCAAGCGCGAGCGGGGATGGGGCGAGGAGCGCCAGTACGCCCACGGGGCCAAGCAGAAGAACGAGGACCTGTTCTTCGAGTTCTGCCGGCTGCGCGACGGCCTGCAGCCGCGGGCGTTCGTGGCCGAGAACGTGTCGGGCCTCGTGAAGGGCGCGGCCAAGGGCTACTTCCTGGAGATCCTGCGGCGGCTGAAGGTCGGCTACCGGGTCGAGGCGCGGCTGCTCGACGCGCAGTGGCTCGGCGTCCCGCAGCAGCGCCAGCGGATCATCTTCGTCGGCGCGCGCGAGGACCTCGGGCTCGAGCCCGCGTTCCCGGCGCCGCTGCCGTACCGCTACAGCGTCCGCGACGCGCTGCCGTGGATCGGGCGGGCGACGCTCGACATGGGCGGCAGCTTCAAGCCCGCCGGCGGCGGCGACGTGACCAACCGCCCGGCGCCGACGATCATCTCCTCGACGTCGCACCACATGAAGGTCGAGGCCGAGATCGTGGTCGGGCGCGGCAGCAGGCGCAGGCGCGAGAGCGGCGAGCCGTTGAGCGCGGACGAGCCGAGCATGTCGGTGCTGGCCGACGGCGGGCGGAAGAACAGCTCGCAGTTCATGGTGCAGTACGCCAACGGGCAGCCGCCGCGGGACATCACCGACCTCCCGGCCCCGACGGTCACCGCGGGCCCCGGCGACGGCAGCGGCGGCGGCCCGCGCAACCACTTCAAGATCGTGAAGAACAAGAACGCCGCGCACCGCGGCAAGGGCCAGGAGTACCCCGAGGACGAACCGGCGCCGACTGTGATGGCGCGGCGGTCGAACTTCGATGCGGAGATCGTCTACCGGGGGCAGAACGGCGGCAAGGACTACGGCGAGCGCCGAAGGTCCGTCGACGAGCCAAGCGCGGCGATCTCCTCGCATGGCTACGGAGCGGCGGCGAAGCACCAAGTCCACGTCGAGGAGCGCGTCGTCCAGAACTCGCGCTACGACAAGCAGGTCGACGTGACGGACGGGCCCGCGCTCACCGTCGGCACCCACGGGCGGGCGAAGTCGTCGAACCATCTGGAGGTCGAGGTCCGCAAGATCGCCAACGGCGACACCGTCCCGGACAACGTCGCGGCGACGCTGGAGGGCTACGCCGTCGGGGAGGAGTGGGACAAGCTCAACCCGGGCCAGCAGTCCGACAAGTTCTTCTCGCTGGTGCGGCCCGACGCGGGGAAGCCTTGCCCGACCATCACGGCGATGGGCGTCGGCAGCGTCAACCAGGGATCGCCCGGCGGGACCGCCGCCGTCACGCACCCGACCGAGAAGCGCAAGTTCACGATCGAGGAGCTGAAGCGGATCTGCGCCTTCCCGGACGACTTCGTCCTGGTCGGCACCTACGGGCAGAGGTGGGAGCGCCTGGGCAACTCGGTGCCGCCGGTCATGATGCGGCACATCGCGGAGGCGGTCAGGGACCGGGTGTTGCTTCCCGCGCGAGCCGCCGCCAGAAGCGCCGCGCCCGCCGGACGTTCGCCTCCTCGTTCCACCAGCGGTTCACGCCGGAAGGGTGCGGGCAGATCGCGATCCTGAAGGCCAACCCGGGAATCCAGACGAACGGCTTCAGCGCGCGCGGCAGGAAGAACGCCCGCGCGACGTGGTCGCCGAGCAGCACCACCGGGCGGTCGGAGAGGTCGCCGTTCATCATCATGCCGCCGGCGATCTCCTGCGCCTCGCGGAGCGGGAAGAGGTCGCCCTTCCCCGCCTTCCCGGGGAAGTCGGAGATCACGTTCACGCGCTCGAACAGGAGCGCGAAGTCGTCGGGCCCGAGGCCGCAAAGCTCGGCCAGCCGCCTTCCGCACCGCCCCGAAAGCGGCCGCGCCGGATCCGTGTTGGGACCCGGCGCTTGGCCGACGATCAGCGGTCTCCTCACGAGGCGCACCAGCCGGCGAGGATCCAGCGATCCTCGCCGCACCGCGCGAGCATCGGGAGCGACCATTTGTCGTGGTGGTTCTCGAAGATCCACTCGGCGGCCTCGATGTCGCTGGCGAACTTCCGGTCGCACTTGACCACGCCGATGCCCGCGGTCCCGAGGTGCCCGGTGTAGGGGCCGTGGCCGTTCTCGTGCCGCTCGGCCGCCTGGTAGTCCTCCGCCTTCTTCACGGCCTCCGTCCAGGTCTTGGCGCAGACGACGTGGCTGCAGGTGTGCGCGCCCACGGTTCACGCCTCCTGCGGCGCGACGAAGCGCGAGTAGTAGCGCCCGTCGCGGGTTTCGACCGACCAGCCCGGCATGCTGTGGCGGACGTAGTGGACCTTCGCCCGCATCGGGTGCGCCTCGATCCCGAACTTCTCGACGAGCTCCGCCATCGACGCGCCCTCGGGGCCGGACATGAACGTCGCGACGTCCAGCGCGGGGACCGGGCCGCCCTTCTTCGCCGGCGCGGCCTTCGCCTTCGGGGCCGCTTTCGCCTTCGGCTTGTTGGCCTTCGCCTTGGCGACCGTCTTCTTCCGCTTCTTCATCGTGCTCTCCTGTTTGGGCGCCGAAGCCTTGACCGGCGCGGTGATGACGGGCTTCGCGGGCTTGCCCGCGGTCAGTTCGTAGTTGCGCTCCCGCAGCTCGCGGAGGCGCTGAGCCTTCGGCCCGAGCTTCATTGCAGCACCCTCCCCCCGACGAGCCCGTCGAAGATCGACACGCCCAGGCTCAGCTCCTTTTGATGCCACCGGCCGACCTTCGCCTTGCCCCTCGCGTCGCGGACGATGTCGTAGAATCCGGCGATCTCGGCCTCGCTCGGCAGGGCGCTCTGCGCCGTGATCCAGAGGACCTCCTTGCGGTCTGCCTCCTTCGACGGGACCAGCTTGTCGGTGTTCGTCCCGACCGGGCGGACGACCATCCAGCCCTCGGTGATGACGACGACGCGGCTGGCGCTTCGCGCCCGGCAGATGTTCCTCACCGCGAGGATCGCGATCTCCTTCTGGGCCTGCCCGCCCCACGGCGCGCCGACCGGGATCACCCCGTCGGGGCACTGGATCAGGAACACCGGGATGTGTTCGCCCCTCGCGTCGAACGACCGCCTCGCGGTCTTCTTCGCCTGCTCGAACAGCTCAGACAGCGTCTTCATGCCGAAAAGCCCTCCATGTAATCGACGTACAGAAAGGCGTTATTGGCTGGGTCAAACCACGACCGATCCTGCCCGGCCTCAAGTCTGGTCTTCGCCTGCTCGGCGTCGGCTTTCGTGCCGTAAACGACGCACCAAGTGTCGGTGCAGTTGTCGCCGACGTCCGTGACGTAGTCCTTAACGACGACCCATCGGCCTTCCGTCTTTCGTGCCATTTCCTCCTCCTTAGTTGAGCGCCTTCGCGCGGTGAACCTTGACCTTCGAGTACGGCTTCGCGCAGCCCCTCTGCCAAGGGAACAACCCCTCGCGGTCGGGCAGGACGACCTGCATCACGCGGTACTTCTGGCGCTTCGCGCGGTGGTAGCTCGTCGCCTGGATCGTGTAGCGTTTCTTCACGCTCTCGGCGGCGTCGACGACGCAGGCCGGGCACTTGCCGCCCATCTCGACCAGCTCGCCGTCCTCGAACGGCTTGCCGCGCTCGAGCATCATCTTCGACAGCGCGTTGAGGATGTACTCGTCGTCGTAGAGTCCGACGATGAGCAGCTCCGGCAAGTTCCGGTCGCCGTTCCCGATGGTGTAGACGAAGGCGTCGTTCACCGGGTCCGACGACGGATCGCCGGGGAACACGCCGACCAGCGCGCGCCCGGTTCGCTCGATGTTGTCGAGCATCTGCTGGCGCACTTTCTCGATGTCTGAGTCGTTCTCGACGAACTTCATCTGCGAGCCTTCCGTTTTTCGATGATGAGTCGCTGGACTTCCTTCCAAAACGCGCCAGCCGGCGTTCGTTCGTTGTTCATCCGCGCGAAGACGCAGTGAATCTCGGCGTCGCGTCCGTATCGCTCGATCATGTGGTCGGCGGTTTCGGATGCAGTTCGTCCCGTCATCTGCGCGGTCTTTCCCTGTCATGCGCCGCGAGGAGAAGAGCCTCCGCGGGCGATAAGGCGGGGCCGAGGTAAGGCCCGCGCGCTGAGTAAACGTCGAGCCGATCACGGCGCGGCTTGACGTAGGCGATCAGGAGTTGACCCATCAGGATTCGCCCGTTCGAGATGGTGTAGGCGGGAGGCGGCCCCCGGAAATTTTCCGGGGGTTTCGCGCCGGCGTTCGTTCTGACCCAGCTCACGCAGCACCCTTGACGGGAGGGGCGACCTCGACGAGGCGGAAGTCTTCCGCCGACAAGTCGCGCTTCAAACCGAACCAAGTGCGAGCGTCGCCGGTCGAGGCGATGAAGGTCCCGTTCCGCCCCTCGATCTTGAAGAGGACCGGCTTCTGCGAGCGGCTGTTCTTCAGCCCGACGATCGTCAGGACGCGCCCTCCGAACGTGACCGGCTTGTTCAGCCACTCAGCCTTCATCCCGAGGTACTCCGCGTTGTTCGAGTAGAACAGCGCCTCGGGCGTCGTCTTGTTTCCGCTCGCGTCCTTCAGGTTCTCGTCGATCAAGGTGAGGCGATAAGAGATCGTCCCGTTGATCGGGTCGACCGTCGCGCTGCGCTTGCCGGTCTTCAGACCGAACTTTTTGCAGACCTCCTCGATCTCCTTGTCGAGCAGGGGCGCGATCGCGCGGAATTGTTTCAGGTCCATAAGTCGCTCCTTTAGGGTTTCGATGCGCCTATTCCTGTCGTGCGCGTGGAAAGTTGTCCACGCGGGAACACTATTTCGGGCATGGGCAGTGCTCGACCCATGACCCTCGGCCATGCCCGATTCCGTGGACTCTATAGAGGGCGCACCGCACAGTTCCGGGGTAGCAAAAATGGGAGATTCAAGATGGTTGAAAAACGCGAAACTACAGACGGACGTTTCGTTGAGGTCGCGCCGCGAGAGTGGTGGGACACTCAAGGCATCGACATCGTCCCGGAACGGGTTGTCGATGCCTATCTGGAGACCAAAAGCGACGTTGGAATCGTTGTGTTCAGAATGGAGGACCTCGATGCAACCGTCTGACCTGAGCCAATTCACCGGGACCGAACTATGGCATCGGCATCCTCTGAACCGGCGCTTCACCTACACCGACGGCGTCGCGTTCTTCGCCGAGCAGGCGAAGGCCTATTGGCTGCTCGACATCTTCGCGACCGAGCTCGCCGCCCCGCTCAAGCAGGCGGACGGGATGCTGTTCGTGACCTGCAAGGTCGAGGGCTCGAGCGCAGAGTTGTCGGCGGTGCGCGACGGCGGCGAGCCCCTGCTCTGGAGGCGGCGGATCGACTTCACCGACTGCCCCGAGGGGGAGTGGAAGTTCTACGTCGCGGAGGGCGGACCGGCGGGGTCGACCGTCATCATGCTCCCCTCTGAATACTGAGCGGAGATCGAAGGAGACAAGGGCGGGGCCGAAAGCTCCGCCCTTTTGATTCTGTAGCCCCGCGACGGCTCGTTCTCGATCGCCCACCCGAGTTTGCCGAGCGAGAGGCGCGACGTCTTCAACGCATGTTGAATCTGGTTGCGCGAGGTCGCCTGCTCGCCCAGGACGCCGCTGAACAGATCGTCGAACGGCGTCCACCTCGGATACCGATCAACGAGGAAGCTGACCAGCTCGACCGCCCGCGGCGTCGCCTTGAGCGCGAGGCCGCCAGCGATCAGGCAGTTCGTGCGGAGGTCGGCGGTCAAGTCCGCCGACGGCA